ACTAAAAAGGTAGAGGAAAAAAATGGAAGAGTGGTATCAGGAGCGCGGCGTGGATGGTGGCACAATGCAATTCGATAATGATTTAACGCAAGTCGATAAGAGTATATCGTATTACAATAAAAGCATATCGTTTTACGATAACAATAAGTGTATGAATGAGCCTGTTGAAAGATAAGTGGAAAAGGTGGAAAAGCGGGGAGGGGCAAAACTTATGAAAAAAACAAAAATACATCAAAATTTATCGATAAACAATATTGACAATCGCCAAATAAATGCTATAATAGAATCAACAAAAGAAAACATTGTAAATAGAAAGGAAGCGGGAAAGATGAAAGTGATAGAGTATGCGGGGCTGTTGAGTGATAATAAATACAGTGGCGTTATTTATGGAGTATGGGAAGAGGATGGAGGATACCGCATAAAAGTATTTTATAAGAGCAGTACAGCTAAAAGATGGTATAATAATCAGGGCATTAGTAACGTACATTGGTATATAAAAGAATACGCATAATTCTAGGAGGGTAGTTATTATGTTTGAAACCTATATGAAAATAGGGAGTAACTATTATGGAACCAACGACACTATTTTTGTTATTGAGCGGCCGCAGTTAGCAATTGACATGAATGCGTTTAAAAGTTTTTGGGAAGACAAACCTGTTATAAGTGAGATACCCGAAATCGATTATGCAAACCGGATTGAAAAGGATATTGCAGAAGAATATGAAACTCTTACCTAATAATAAAATAGCTGATTTAAAAATTTATGGTTATACGATTTATAATGATTTGGTTTATTTTTATAACAACGGAAATATTATTGTAAAAGGACACAACACATGTTATAAAATATTAAATTTTAACGGAGGAAATTAAAATGAAATGGTATCAAGTAAGTTATATTGAAAACAAGGATTTTGTCACAGATTATGTTCTAGCAAAAAATAAAAAACATGTTTTGTCTTTATACAAAGATCCTAAACCGTATTGTATTAGTAGAGTAAATATGCGTTCCGTTATTTTGCATGGCACCGTAGAAAAGGATAACCACGTAAAAATAAGCGGTTGTTTTCTAACTTACAAAGAAAGAAGGGAGCGTAAAATATGAAATTATTCAAGGTAAAAGCCCCAGAAGGGGATCAATATATTTTGGCAAATAATATAACAAAAGCGTTGAAAGATTTTCCAGAGCCAAAACCGGAGTATGAATCTATTTTAATTATAGATTATTTACATGTTGATTTAAGCGACGATTTAAAGCAATTAGCCATTATCGATGCTGATTTTAGAAAAAGTTATGGCCGGTAATATTATTACTACAAATCTTTGTGATCGATCTGATTGGCATTTAGATGATTGTGTAAATAAAGTTGTAATAGAAAATATGGATACGTTTAAAAAAGCGGTAGGCGCTATGCGTAGGAATATGCCATTTCAATTTTTTTTTTGATGAATCTATATTCGAGTATTTGAAAGCGTGTTATTATTATGTATATAAGAATCCTAACGGTGCATCAATTACCACTTTTATTCATAACGCTTTGTTAAGGTCAAGGAAAAATATCGCAAGCAAGCTAGACACTATGCGTAGAAACGAATGCTATTTTACTGACAAATTCGCCAATATTTTAGGGAAGGAGGACGTATATTAAATAGGCGAATTTATATAAACAATCATAAAAGGAGTGTGTAAGATGATTTTGAAAGCTTATAGGTATGTTGTGGATTTTATGGTGTTGGCCAAAACGGAAACAGGCTATGCAGTTAACAACGTGCAGGACAGCGTGGTTATTGAAGATCTTAAAAAGCTAACGCTTACCACCATTCACAATCTTACGCGGAGAGAATACGTTGAGAAATACGGTAGAGATCCCGGTTATCTATCCATTATGCAAATTGAAGAAACCGTAACCAATAAAGAGTATCAGGAGGTAAAGTAAAATGGAAAACAAAGAACCCATTGTTATGGATGAGGAAGTAAAGCAGGAAATGGTTGTACATGAAGCCAACGCGATTAGTTTGGCTGATGCGAATTTCTGTTCTATTAATGCGGACACTCCGGAAGCGAAAGCGAATTTGTTTAATGCGTTGATCAATCCGGATGAACGGATAAGCGATCATTTTAATAAAGTGATCAATGTTGTTGACGTATTGGTGGAAGTTGTCCCAATGCTCAACAAAGAAACCGGCGAATACCGGGAATGTCCTCGTGTCGTCTTTTTTGACGAAAATGGTAAAACTTATCAAGCGGTATCCTTTGGGGTTTACAACGCATTGAAGCGGCTTTTCATGATTTACGGCGAGCCGCATTGGGATATCCCGATTCCGATCATGCCAAAGCAGATTACTAATAAAGATCGTAAAATCACGACTTTGGTGATTTCCGCAAAATAATGCTATGTAGGGTGGGTGGGAGGAATTGGGGTGATATTGTGTCATTACCTAAAATAAACTGGCGGTATAAAATTGATGGCAGAAGCACGGAAGCGGAATTGAGAAGATTAGTAAGAAATACTAACGCTTATATTAGAAGGCATAATGCTAAATTACCAAAAAACGTATTGCCAGTTAAAACATATAGCTTTAAAGAATTACATAATAATATTGCCACAAGAAAAGAATTTAATCAATACGTATCCGAATTTAAATCATTACGTAATAAAAATGCTTTTGATATAGTTGAAACAGATAATTTGACTACAGTAAAATTCAATGAAAATTTATATAAAACGCTATTAAACCGTATGAATATGAAAACAGCAGAAGAAGCAAAAGAAATTGATATCAGGCCAGAAAGCGGCATTGTGAAAAGCGACGTTGATATAATGTATAGAGAACGCAAAGATAGATTTGAATCTTTTAGAAAATCCGATCTTGAACGCTCGATAGCTTTTTATCGAAAGTATACGCGAGAGAAAAACCGTGAGGAAGCGGCAAATAATTATAAAAAAATATATTTAGATCAAATTAAAGGGTTGCTAGGTGATGACGGTAAAGAGTTATACGATTACATTAATAGTTTGGGCGCTATGACCATTTATGATAAATGGACAGAAGATGCAGAACTAATGATACAATTTATATCTGATCCCTTACCCACAGATATTATAGCCAGAAGCGCGTTGGAAGCGTGGAAAAATGCTGTATGAAGTATTTTGTATGCGACTTTGAAACGGAGGTAAACATAGAAAGGACTTACGTATGGGCATACGCTTTTGTAGGTTTATGGGACGATCAAGATCATGTTATAATGGGCACTAGCATAGACAGTTTTATAGAAGAAATTTTTAAACCCATTTATAATAACGGAATATTTTTTTTTCATAATTTAAAATTTGATGGTGAGTTTATTTTATATTGGTTACTTAAGCACGGATTTGCGCATACAACTGAAAAGAGATTAAACAATGGTGAGTTTTCGACCCTTATAACGGATATGGGCAAATTTTATATATTAAAGGTAAGATACAATAATATTACAATTACTTTTCAAGATTCATTTGCAATAATCCCTTTATCAGTTGCCCAAATGGCGAAAGCGTTTGGTATGGATATATCTAAATTACATATAGAATATACAGATCATCGGGAAGAAGGTGGACAGCTAACCGATGATGATAAGGAATATATAACCTATGATATTTTAATTGTACAGAAAGGATTACAGTATTTTTTCGATCAAAATCTAAATAAAATAACGTTGGGTAGCGACGCTTTAGCAGATTTTAAATCGATTATTACACCTAAAAATTTTGATAGATATTTTCCAAAACCGGCATATGATAAAGATATCCGTAGATCATATAAAGGTGGTTTTTCCTACGTAAAAGAAGATATTGCAGGAAAAACAATAGGTAACGGTATTGTTTTAGACGTAAATAGCTTATACCCATCAAGGATGTATTATTGCGAATTACCATATGGGGAAGGGAAATATTTTGAAGGGGAATATATAAAAGATGAAGTGTATAATTTGTATATACAATCTATTACATGTATTTTTGAAATAAAAGAAAATTATTTGCCAACCATACAAATTAAAAACAGTCGATCCTTTGCTAATAATGAATATTTAAAGAATAGCAATGGGCAAGAAGTGCTTTTGACTTTAACAAGCGTAGATTTAAAGTTATTTTTTGAACATTATAACGTGTATAATTTGGAATTTCATGGAGGATGGAAATTTAAAAGCAGTACGGAGATATTTAAGCCGTTTATTGATAAGTGGATGGCAATTAAAATAGAAGCGTCTCGAACTGGAAATCTAGGATTACGAACATTAGCTAAACTTATGTTAAATAACTTATACGGCAAATTTGCATTGAATCCAAAAGTTACAAGTAAAATACCATATTTAGATAGTGAAAAAGATATTGTACGCTATCATTTAGCTGACCAAACCGATAGAGAGCCTATCTATATTCCCGTTGCCACTTTTATTACCGCACATGCTCGATATTATACAATATCCAGCGCGCAAAAAGTATATGATCGATTTTGTTACGCAGATACCGATAGTTTGCATCTAATTGGAACAGATTTACCAAATTTAGATATAGACGATGATAAGCTAGGAGCATGGAAGCTAGAAAAAACGTTTACCAGAGCTAAATTTGTTAGGCAAAAAACATATATTGAAGAAGTGAACGGAAAGTTAGAAATCACTTGCGCGGGAATGCCATCTACGTGCTACGATCAAGTTACCTGGGACAATTTTGAGAAAGGCAGCGTATATGGCGGTAAGCTTATGCCAAAACACGTGCCGGGGGGTATTGTACTTGTCGAAAAAGAATTTACCATTAGAGCCTAATCGATTATGTAAATATTGCCAGTATTTTGAAATAGTCGATGAAGAAGGATGGTTTGTAGATCGTAAAACATATTATTGTAATTATTACGAAGTCCCGGTTATTATTGATGGTTACTGGTATGTTAAAACAGCCTGTCCAAAATTTGAAAGGAAGTGATAGTATGTATATTCATTCCCTTTTATTCCTATTAATATGTGCAATGTGTGCCAGCCTAGGGGCTTTTGTGGCTGCTTTGTTTGATTATTTGTTCAACCATCGTGAAAAATAATATTTTACTATTGACAAACGGCAATACCGAGTATATAATAAAGGTAAAGGGGCACTGTTAGTAATGGTTACACAATGGGGAGGGCCAACGGGTAAAACCGCTTTCTGTTGCATCGTCGTGGCTGACGTTTAACCATACAGCAGATTGCCTCTTTTCCATAAAGGGTGGTTACATTGGGGCTATATTGGGATATCAATGAAGTTTTGAGCTATAACGCCTTATTTAATCTAATATATGGTATACGCGGATTTGGCAAAACTTACGGTTGCAAGCAATACGCTATTAAAGACTTTTTAAAGAATAAAAATCAGTTCTTATATTTGAGAAGATATGATAGTGAATTTTCAGAAAACAAAAATTTCTTTTTAAAAATGATCCCGCATTTTCCTGATCATGAATTTTCTGTTGATGGTTATGAGTATAAAATAGATGGGGAAGTATGTGGATATTCAAAATGTTTAAGCACTAGCATGAAACAAAAATCAAATGAGTACCCATATGTGGATAAGATAATTTTTGATGAATTTCTAATAACAGGCACAACCGAAAGATATTTGCCGGATGAAATAACACTATTTTATAACATATATGAAACCGTTGCAAGGGGCAGAGACATACAGGTTTTTTTCCTTGGAAACTCTTTGTATCAAGTAAACCCCTATTTTCTAGAGTTCAATATCCATTCGGGGCCTATGGGTAAAATTATTTGTCATAATGACATATTGTCGCAAAATGCTGGATCGTTAGAATTTATTGAAGCTCGGAAAAACAGCCGTTTCGGTAAAATTGTTCGAGGGAGCCGGTATGAATCCAGTTCAATTGATGGGAATTTTTACGACACATCTAACAATTTTATAGCAAAGAAAACAGGCAAATGCAAATTTATTTGTAATATTAAAATTAACAATCGTATATATGGAATATGGCAAAATGACTACTTGTACGTATCGAAAGATATCCAGCGAAACAATATTACTTATTGTTTTAAACTTAGTGATCACGATAACAATACAATAATGGCAGACAGATTGAAAAAAAGTCCGATATTATCATTAGTTTGTAAATGCTATATAAATAATGATTTACGATTTGAAAGCCCTGTAATGGAAACAGATATAAGGGAGATAATGAAGCTATATTATAGGAGGTAATAGGATGACCAAGGAAGAGCGGGAAAGCCGTATCCAGCAGATTCTTAACGCTAACGGAGATATTCCGATAATCACCGAAGCCCTAATGGCTATTCGGGATGAATTTGATGATTATGATAGCCGATGGGCTGAACGCGATACCGAAAGGGAAAAATATATCGCGGAGGCCGAACAGCTACGGGAAGAAAATCGTAAGCTGAAAGAAAAGAATTACGATTTGTTTATGCGGATCAGCGGTGATGAAGTGAAAGAGGATCAAAAAGAAGATATTAAAGAGGACGGAGAAAATCTCACCTTTGAAGAGCTTTTTGAAACGAAAGAGAGGGGTTAACTATGGCTATTAAAACACAGACGTTGAAAGCGAATGGTGCGCAGATCCTTAACACTATCCGGGCGAACGCGAATTATGATTACCAATCTCGCGTACCGGAAGCCACGCAGGAAAACATCAAAGAAGTGGGCAACGCAATTCTCAGCTATCAGGCTACTACCAACGCTTTTCTCAGTGCGTTGATCAATCGTATCGGTCTAGTCCTTATTACTTCCCGTATGTATGAAAATCCCTTGCGGGAATTTAAAAAGGGCAAGCTGGAATTTGGCGAAACCGTGGAGGAAATCTTTGTAAATATTGCGCAGGCACAGCATTACGATCCGTCTGTTGCGGAAAACGAAGTCTTCAAGCGGGAAATTCCTGATGTTAAAGCGATTTTCCACCGGATGGATCGACAGGATTTTTATAAGGCCACTATTTCAAATGATCAGTTGCGCACTGCTTTCTTGTCCTATCAGGGGATTGAAGATCTTATTGGCCGCATTGTAGACAGCCTTTACAGCGGCGACAATTACGACGAATTTCTGTGCATGAAGCAGTTGCTCATTGATTACGCGAATAACGGCTATTTCTATTCTGTCACGATTCCGGGAATCGATACTGCCGACAATGCCCGCCAGTCTATTTCCCTGCTACGGGAATATAGCAATAACCTCACCTTTATGAGCAACACGTATAATTCAATGGGGGTTGCCACCACTACGCCCCGCGCCGATCAGCTAATCATTCTTGATACGCATTTTGACGCTGTGGTGGACGTTGAAGTCCTTGCACAGGCTTTCAACATGGATAAAGCGGATTTCCTTGGCCGCCGCGTGCTGATTGATAATTTTGGGGAGCTTTCCGGCGCGGTTGCGGCTTTGGTTGACCGCAATTGGTTCATGGTGTTTGATAATTATATGTCTTTCACCGAGCAGTACAACGCGCAGGGTTTGTACTGGAATTATTTCTTCCATCATTGGCAGACCTTGTCTACCTCTCGCTTTTCAAACGCTGTCTTGTTTACCACCGACGCCGTGGGGGGTTCCATTACTGTAACGCCTTCCGCTCCCACTCTTGCTAAGGGCGCGCAACAGCAGTTTACCGCGGTATTTTCCGGTACTGGATCGCCTATGCAGAAATTTAATTGGAGTTTGGGCGGCAATAGTGATGAATCTACCAACATTACCAGCGAGGGCTTGCTTACCGTAGGCGCGAATGAAACTGGCCCCCTGACCGTCAATTGTATTCTTGCACAGGATACTTCTATCACAAAAACAGCCACTGTGACTATTTCGGCCTAATTTCTACTATAGCCGGGGAGGGTTTCCTCCCCGGCGTTATAGGAGGTAAAACATGGCGCTATTTACTCCTGAAACAATTGTCCATTTGTGTTCTAATATTCCCTTAAATAACAGTTATCAAGATACAATAACCTTTTCCGATCAAAACGCACAGCTAAATTATTTCTATAGTAAGGCTGTACATTCTTTTGATACGTTTACTTATCAGCGACACGATCAAGCTATAAGGGTTCCGGTCAATGCGGAAACCATGAACGGCGTAAACTATGCTATTTATCGTAATGCAAATTTCGGGCCTAAATGGTTTTACGCTTTTGTCACTAAAATTGAATATGTAAATCAATCTACCAGCCTAGTGTATCTTGAGCAAGACTATATTCAGACATGGTATTTTGAATTAACTTTAAAAGAATCCTTTGTTGAGCGTGAAACAGTCGCAGACGATACGGTTGGAGCTAATCTTTTGCCCGAGCCGGTCGGAGGATTGATTTATAAGCGGAATAGCACGTTATTGGATTTGTCAAGCGATATGGACGGAAATTTATCCTTGACGAATATTGGCTATGTATTGGCTACTACTATCAATCCGGATGGATCACAAGTAGACGGCTATATAACTCAAAAGGTATTTACGGGAGCAAATTATATTTTCTATCAAAACCTAGAATCTGCACAGCTTGCTTTAGATCTTAAAAACTGGCCGGAGGGGAAGGAAAATTCTGTACTGGCTATTTATACTTTTCCCGCCACCTATGCCAACGTTACAGAAGATAAACGTTTAGTTAGCTGTAAAACAAATACTTATTCCACAACAAAGCCAACATCTAATGGGGCTTATACTCCACGGAATAAAAAACTGCTTACATATCCATATGATTATTTATGTATAGATAATAATCAAGGGCAAACTAAAGAATATAAATATGAATTATTTAGTTCTTCTAACGTTCAATTTAGTTGCACTGGCAGTATTGCCCCCGGCGTTACCTTTTATTTGTGGCCTAATAATTATGAGGGATTTGGAAGTGCCTATTTTGAAATGCTCACATTATCTAACTTTCCTATGTGCTCATGGAATTATGACACCTATCGCCAATGGTTTGCCCAAAATATGAACGGTATGACGGCTTCTATCTTATCAGGAGGTATAAGCACTTTTGCAAGTTTGGCCACCGCTAACGTCGGCGGCGCAATTGGCGGTTTAGGAGGCGTTGCTAAAGGAGCTTTAGACGTATGGGCAAAGGATGCAGATATGCAGGTTTTGCCTCCAACTTTTAAAGGAGCGTTAAACGTAACAAATGGCAATTATGCTATTTCTAAACAATGCTATACTGCATATGATATCCATTTGGATCAGCATGTAGCGGAGCGCATCGATTCATTTTTTGACCGTTTCGGATACGCTGTGCAGGAAGTAAAAACGCCCAATATTATGAGCCGTCAAAACTGGAACTACATAAAAACAAACGGTTGTGTGCTAGAATGTAACGCGCCGCTAGACGCGGTTGCCGCTATTAAAGCAATGTTCGACCGAGGCATTACATTTTGGCATACAACAGATGTTGGAAATTATTCGTTGCCAAACGGGGTGGTATAATGAGACCAAAGAATGGGGATCCTTTTAATTTAGCGGTAAAATCAAATGATTTAACTTTTGTTAATACTTTTTTACGCTTGGAAGAGATCGCTATAAATCGGTTTAAATGGAAAGGGCTACCCCATAGCGTTGACGAGCGTTTTTTAGAACTGGTACTTTTTAACAAGGGTTATTGCCTATTTTTTGATGACGAAACTTTTGGCTATATGGCTTTAACCTGCAATTTTGAAGGCATATTTAATCCTTATAATATCCCTACCAGATATCATGCTTATGCGCCTAGCGGGTTTTATGCCGACAGAGATATATCTAATTCCGTTTTGATATATAATAACTATTTGCGTATGCCGTCATTTTCTGTAATTTGGGAATACGCCGAACGCATAGCGGAGGTTCAAAGGGTTATTGACATCAATGCAAAAGCACAGAAAACACCTGTACTTATCCTGTGTGATGAAGAAAATTTGCTATCAATGAAAAATTTGTATATGCAATATGAGGGCAACTATCCTGTTATTTATGGTAGAAAGGGTACTTTGATTTCTGATGATTTTAAAACATTGGATACGCATAGCGAATATAAAGGAGATGAACTTTATAAACTTAAATTACAATATTGGACGGAGGTTTTGTCCTATCTAGGCGTGTCAACTTCATTGGATAAGCGGGAAAGGATGCTTGCGGGTGAGGTTGCCGTGAATACTAATGAAATTGAAATGACACGTCTAACCGCTCTAAACGCTAGGAAACAAGCTTGTCGAAAAATAAACGATATGTTTGGATTAAATATTGACGTTGAATTTAATTTGATTTCCACCGCAGAAATTATTGGACTTGATAACCCGGAGGTGGAGAAAGATGAAGATCGGGAAGGCCCTGAAAAAGATAGCTAACGTATTTATTGCAATAGTTAAATTTATTAAAAAGTTGGTGTTATATTCCGATGAGTAAATATACAATGGAATTGCGGTATATTCTTGAAATAGGATACGATTTCGGATTGAATGACTACCCTATTTTTAACGAGTCTTACCGTAAAACACTTAACGATAATATTATAAATTCTTATTATTTTTCAGAAATTTGTGAAGAAACAGTTGCTAGATGGGCAATCCGTTTTAAAAATAAAATGAATGTTATAATGCCTTATTATAATAAATTGTATGAATCGCAACTAATTGAAATTGAGCCGCTTACTAAAATAACCGAAACCAAAACAATAGTAGACAAAGCTACCGGGAACAATTCGGCAGAAGGAAATGAAACTTTGTTAGGAGAAACCAACAATACAAATTCTAATACTTTCACTGCGGATGATAGTAATTCGCATACCATTACAAATCAAAGAACAGGCAATACACAACAGATTAAAAGTGACACGCCGCAAGCTATTTTGTCTGTGGACGATATTGAAAACAATCTATATGCGTCAGAGGCAACCTTTAATAAAGATAATATTAGCGATAACGGTACAGACGTTGGCACCGTTACGCAAGAACACACAGATAACGGGACGAGTAAAAGTGAAATCAATAATACAAATACAACTTCTTCTAAATCTCAATATACAAACAATATTGATAGGACAGAAACAGCAGAACGGGATTATAATATGTTACAAAGCGAAATGCTGTTAAAATATCGTGAAACCTTTATAAATATTGATAAAATGATTATAGAAGAATTGAAACCGCTGTTTATGACTGTTTTTTAAGGAGGTAAAGATGGACGAATTAACCCCCTTTGCATTTTGGTGTCAAAAGGTTATGCCCGCCGTATTAGATGACAGCCTGTCATTTTATGAAGTTTTGTGTAAATTAACTGCTAAATTAAATGACGCTATCGAAACTATTAACGGGCATAGCGAGTTGATCACGACAATGCAAAGTGAAATTGCTGCTTTGCAAACGCTTACGGCACAGCACACCCAGCAAATTGCAGATCTTACGAAAAAAGTACAGACGAATGCCAATAATATTACCGCTATCAATACCCGGACAAAGGGACTTTCTACGAAAACGGATTCTAAGAATAATTATTGGGGTATCAATTTCACCACAGACGATAATTATGTTTATCGCCTTGCGTGGTCAAACGGTGCTCCTGCTGCTTCTGTGCTTCAAACTTCCCGCCCCGGCTCTATCTATTACCAAAATGGTGGTGTGTCGGATGATTGGGCGTATTTATCCGTGCAGGATGGCACAAATACTTCACGGCCCGGTTATACTTCGATTTCACGTACAATCTACAACCAGATTACCAGCGATATCAACGATGTGGAATCCAGTGCCGCCCAGAACGCACAAGCCATTAAAGCGTTGCAGGATTTGACCAGCGGCCATTCCACGGCAATTTCCAGTCTACAGGATAGCGTGGGTAAAAATACACAGGCTATTACAGATTTGAATAATGGGTTGAGCAGTACTAACGCAACTGTAGCAAAATTAGAAAGTAGCTTGGAAACCCTTGAGATCACAGTAAAAAATAATAGTACGGCGATTAATACAATTAATACTCGCACTAAAGGTATCGTTAGTAATACGGCCGGCACGGATGGGTGGTACGGGATCACACTGGATACGGATGGTGATCTAAATTACCGTATTGCTTGGTGTAATAATGCAACTGCAACAATGCTTTCTTCTTCTTCCCGTGGATCTATCTATTTATTTGATCAGGGCATATCATCCTTAACTGGCGTCGTAGGATGGAGCCAAACAAGTGCAACGGCTGTTGAAACTTGGTACAAGGGGCTATCCAACAGTAATGTAACCTCTATCAACAATCAGATTAACACACTTGAAAATAAAACTAGAGGATTTAGTACAGTAAATGACACTGCATCCGGGTGGTTCGGCTTTAACCTTTTGGTAGGATCGGATAATTACCGGATCGGATGGTCACCCTCCGCGCCGATAGAAGCTGTTACGGAAGCATCTGCCCCCGGCTCTTTGTATTTAACACAAACTGGATTAACTGGAAATACGTATGGGTATTCCCAGACAGGCACACAGGAGGTTAAACCGCTGTATAATGGATCGGATACCTCCTCTATCGAAACTGAAATTGAAACCTTGCAAACGACTGTAAATGCGATAAACAATAGAACTAAAGGCATTTCTACTAAAACTGATGCTTCTGATTCATATCAAGCTATAAACTTCACCACCGATGCCGGAAAGGTGTACCGTATTGGCTGGATAGGCACTACCCCCAGCTCAACGGTTGCATCTTCCTCAAATAAAGGATCATTTTACTTTTATGTTAATGGCACTAGCCCGAATACTGGCAATTTTGGATGGTCACAATTGGATAATAGTTTCCAAGCTATTTATAATGGAATTTTAAAAACAGATGCTACAACTTTATCTAATACGGTATCCAAACATACTCAGCAGATATCAACTCTTATGGATGATGTCAACAACAATGTATCGGATATCAACGATTTGCAAACTAATCTTACTGGCGCGACTAATACAATAACACAGGTGGGCAACCTTGCAAATGAAATCAATACCAGAACAAAAGGTATATCTACAAAGACAGACAGTTCTGATAATTGGGTCGGTATTAGCCTATCTACAGATGATTCATATATCTATCGTGTTGCATGGTCGAATGAAACACCCGCTTTGCCAGTATTGAACCAGTCTAGACCTGGTTCCCTGTACTTGCGTATTGGCGGCCCTGCCCCGGATATCTGGTTATATGCGTGGGATCAGAATGGAAAAGACACAGCTATGCCGTTAGTTACTGAAAAAATCTAGGTAAAATGAAAGAGGGTTAACAGCTAAGCTGTTAACCCTCTTTCATCTTTTGCTTAATATATTCATAACCGCTCATTATAAGGCATTTAAGTTTGTATTCCTGTTCATATGCTTCTTTGAATAGTAACGCATATAGCATTTATTTGGCGATTGTCAATATTGTTTATCGATAAATTTTGATGTATTTTTGTTTTTTTCATAAGTTTT